GGTAAGCTTGAAGATCAAAATTTTGGAGGTATTCTCGATATTGCTTTTATGCGTCCAAAACAACTTGGTTATAACATCGCAAAGGCAAATTTTAGAGGTGGTACTAACATGTCATTTACAAATCAAAATAGGAACATTTCTTATATAAAAAAGTATAAATATCTTAGCATACCGACAAAGCATTATCTCATCGAAGACATATACATGATGCAAAAGATGGGTCTTAGACCAGACCCAGCTAAAAAAGAAAAGAATCGCAAACGTATGGTTTTACTCGCAAGACAAATGTCAAAAAAGAAAATTTTGAGTACTGATTCTATGGATACAATTGCAAAGAAGGTCGGTATTAAACTCGGTAAACCTGCGCACACATTCCGAACGTATACAAAAGTTGGACCACAAATAATTAAAAAAGCTACAAATATCAACCCACAAAAGTATAAACTCGCAACAACAACACCGTCCAAACCAAAATTGAGTAAAGATATATTTTACGGGTTAAAAGCAAACCATAATGAAATGAAGACACCTCCTAACTATTTACGAACTCAATCTAACCATATTTTTAATATGGAAAAAATGAATTGGAGACCAAATCCAAACCAAAACTATGTACGTAACGAAATGAATTTCAGGCCAAATAAACCAAGGCCTTTACCATCAAAAATAAATAATGTAAAAATGGAAGAAACCCTATACGGTTTCAAACCAATTAGAGACCAATGGGTTCCAAAACCATTACTTGAAAAATCTGCTATGATACCATTTATTGGTTTAAAGAAATGAAACCAATGTAACATATAAATGATTTACGGTACACCAGTCAAAGGTGAAGATGGTATGTACCATGTTAAGGCACTCACACAAGAAAATAAGAAATGTTTTATTAAACTTTCGGATGTTAAAGTCTCAGATGTTGATGTAAGTACAGGAGAAGTATCTTTTGATATTTGTTCAGAGGAAAATCAGTCTAAAATTGACACGATCAACGCGTCTATTCTCTCTTCAGCTCTAGAAAATAGTAAAGAGTGGTTCGGAAAAGAACTTCCAGAAAAAATTATTAATAATGCTTTCACAAAAAGTGAAGATATTTCAACAGATATTATAGAAGCAACTCGTATTTTCGATTCCGAAAAACAACTCGTTGAATTATCCGATACTAATACGGTCTTTTGTTCAGGGAAAGACTGTTCAGTATTTGTGGAATTTGCAGGAATATGGTTCGCGAAGAAAGCGTTTGGTCCGACTTGGAATCTTGTTCAAGTAAAAATCCACGAAGAAAAAAGTGAAGAACCAGAGACAGAAGAATCTCCAGTCGAATCTTACCCAGAAGAATACATGTTTGAAGATGAAATTGAAGTCGAAGATTCGAAATAAAAAAAAATTATTTAGTATATATAAAGATGATGAAGAGATATAATAAAATCCCAGTTAGAAAAGTTATTCTCGCCCTCGCTATCGCGGTAGCAATTTACTACATAACAACTACCTATACCTCTATGTATTCCATAAAGGAACAAGGTTTTGAATTCAGTTCACCAGCTAAGGAACAAGTTGAAGGTGCGGCGACAGAAGCCCCACCAGCTAAATGCGACATGAAAGCGGGTACCGGTTTGGCGTCCTCTCTCCTCCCAAAAGAAGTTGCGTCCCAGGAAGACTTCGGTGAATTCGCACCAGAAGACGTACTTGCCGGACAAAACTTTCTCGAACCAAGACAACAAATTGGTTTCCCAGAAACAGTTGGTGGCGCTTTGAGAAATGGCAACAGACAAGTTCGTGCCGATCCACCAAACTCTAAAGAACCATTCGTGTGGAATAACTCCACTATAGCACCAGATACTATGCGTCGACCATTGTGTTAAATTAATTATTTAAAGAATAAAAACGTATTTTATATATAAAACATTATGTCAGGAAATCCTACAGAAGAACTTTCAAACAGCGTCTCTAAATTGGTTGAACTTAACAAGCAAATTACAGAAGCCCGAGAAGATATAAAGATTTTAGTACAAGCAGAAAAATCTTTAAAATTACAGGTCAAGAAAACTATGACCGATAATGGTTTAGATGTTATAAACCTCAAAAAGGGTAAAATTTCAGTTAAGAAAAGTTCCAGGAAACAAGGTTTAAACAAAACCTCAGTCATGGAAGGTCTCACCACATATTTTGACGGAAACGAAGAACAGGCAACAAATTGCTTAAAGGTTATACTCGATAACTTACCAACAAAGGAATCTACATCTCTTTCTCTTACGGGTATCAAGGATAAAAAAACGGAATAAATAACAATAATGGTTTGGAATCAATACGTATACGAAGCTATGAACGGTAATGAAGCCTACAATAGCGATAACGACGAAATGATTGAACAAAATGAACCTTTACATATAAACGATTGGGAATTAGAACACCAGGAACACCTTCGTTATATGTGGGGGATACTACAACAGTATCTATACGATTCGGCAATGTCGCATCTTATTTTAAAATTTGCAAATTATGACGAATTTGTTGAATTTTGCTTTTACAACTCTGAATATGGTTCTTAGATTAAATTATAATTATAATATATATACAAACATGTTACCAGATATCACATCACAAAAAGTTACTTTACCAGCTTCGCTTTTTTTAGCACTCAGTCCAGGTATTCTTCTCAGAACAAATGGTTCAAAAATCGCGTTCAGAGATGGTCTCACGGGTCAAACTGCAGTTCTCTTTCACGCACTCGTATTCTTCCTCGCGTTCTCTCTCATTTCCAAGGCTATGGGTATCGTTCTTACGAAAACAGACCTTCTTACTACAACAACACTCTTCCTTCTACTCAGCCCAGGTATTCTCTTGAATATACCACCAGGATCCAAGGGTCTCTTCATGTCGGGTCAAACAAGCATTTCTTCGGCCTTTGTACACACACTCGTGTTCGCACTCGTGTTCGCTCTTTTGAGAAAGCAATTTCCTCAGTACTATTAAATGGTAAAATGGAGTACTTGGTTATTGGACCAGGTGCAATGGGAGGATTTTCAATGCTAGGATACCTTAAAACAATAGAAGACTCACTCGATAACATAAAAGAATATTCAGGTGCATCAGCAGGTGCCATAATAACTGTTTTCTTAGCTTTAGGATTTAGTATAGATGATATATTATACAAATTAGCCGAACTCGAAGGTAATAAATTAGTCAAGCTTAATCTAAAATGCTTCATGAATAAATATGGTTTAGTTGATTTAAAACCTATACGTGATAAATTCGTAGACATTTTTGAATCAGATCCAACGTTTTCAGATATAGAAAAGAAGTTATATATTTCTGCGTTTTGTGTAAATACTTCTAAAACTGTTTATTTTTCAAAAGATACGCACCCAGATATGAAAGTCATAGATGCGTTATGTATGAGTATAGCAATACCGTTTATATTCTCTTCGTATAGATACGAAGGAATGGTATATGTAGATGGCGGTACTTTAGAAACATTACCATCTGCACCATTTCTTAATAAAAAAACTAATAAAGTTTTATGTATTCGTATGAAAATGGAACCAGAGTATATAGAAGATATAAAAAGTCCAAAACAATTTGCAGAAGCATTGATTGCATCCACATTGAATAATAGACAACAAAATGTATTACAAAATTGCAAAGTTGTTGATATAGATATAGGTCAGGTTGACGTTTTCAATTTCAACATGAATTACGAAGAAAAAATGAAATTATATTTAGCAGGTATGGAAACTTAATATTGTTATAAACTTTTTTTTTGGTTTATAACAATACGGATGCCTGTGATCCAACAATAAATATAAAAGATCTTAAAACACTTATTAAACAATATACAGGCGCGAACCTTAAATTGTCAACCGTAAAATTAAGTGCTAATTGGTACCGAATTCCATACTATTTCATACAAGTAATAAAAAATAAACGTTATGCTTTCAATTAGAATGGTATATGTGAGGGTTTCATTCGTATCTTTTAAGAATAAATACGTCACAAATAATGTTATAAAAAACATCAAAAACCTGTAAACGACCGACTTAGTTAAAATACGCGATTTACTCTGAACAATGTATTTTTCTTTTTTTTGTTCAAGAGGTATCATTTACGTTGGGTATATATTTTATTTGAAACTTAATATTGTTATAAACTTTTTTTGTTGGTTTATAACAATATGGATGCCTGTGATCCAACAATAAATATAAAAGATCTCAAAACGCTTATTAAACAAAATACAGGCGCAGACCTTAAATTGTCACGAAGTCAAATTTGTGATGTTTATGCGACTACACAGGATGGTAAATTACCTTTACCACCTCTCATAATGAGTTCAGATAGGTCTTTTTTATACGATAGAAAATCACCACTAACGCGATTAGATTTTGAAAAATTGTTCAGTTCATCGACAAAAGTTGCATCTATACGCCGAATTGCAAAAAAAGTCGGTGTATCAAGACACGCGGACCCTAATTTAACAAAGGCACAATTAGTTGATATTATAGGTAAACGTCTGAAAGGTTTAAATATTCATGAACCTATCCGACTCAGAACTGTACCAAAAAAGAAAACTGAAAATAGTTTCAGTAACCTTAACTCCAATAATACGTTAAGTTATAACAATAACATCAATAGGAATGGTAACGGTAACGGGAACGGGAACGGGAACGGGAACGGGAACGGGAACGAGAACGGGAACGGGAACGGGAACGGGAACGGGAACGATAACGGGAACAGAAACAGAGAAGAAAATAATACAAATAGTAACACACCTAAAAAAATTAAGTTTAAATCGGCTAAATTAATAGTCAAAAAATCGAATTCAAATAGTGAACGAACCGGTATATATAGCGCTACAAAGATGGTAAACAGGGGTAGAGAACGAGTACCCAGTAATTTATTTAATAAATATTTTAATAGACGCAGTACCAGTAGTCGTGTATTATCGTCTAACCAATTAGCTGCACGCGAAGCAGAAAAAGTTGTATTTTTTTCAAATACAGCCGAAAATGCGTATAAAAAACTGGTCACACAAGGTAAAATAAACGAATCGTTTAGTAAATTTAAAGACAAATATAATAGTGAAAAAAAGAAATATTATAAAATCACTAATGTTGGAACACCAGTTAAAAAAACACCGTTTAAAGGTTCTAGAATTTCATTACCTGGTAGACAGAGAACAAATATAAGTCCTCAACCACCACAACCAACGGTAACACGAAACCAAGGTCAAAATTCAACGAATATTGTAACACAAGGTCAAAATTCAACGAATATTGTAACACAAGGTCAAAATTCAACGAATATTGTAACACCACAATCAAAAGGGACACGAAACCAAGGTAGAGATTCTTCGAATAATGTACCACAACCAGTAAACCCAGTTTCTAGAAATTTGAATGCAAATTTTAAAAAGGAACAAGAACAAGAATTACAAAAATACCTAAACGATAATGAAATTGCAAATCAATCTGTAAGAAACGGGTTTATAAAAATGCTTAATAACGGAACTAATTTATCAAACATAAAAACAAAAATTCGTAACAAAATTAGTAAAAATGTAAAAGAACAAGATGAAAAAAACAACGCGAATAAACGTAGAACTGAAGGTAACGCGTTAAGAAATAAGTTGAACAAGTATAATGGCGTAAACAATTATAATAAAAATAAAATTATTTTGAATTATGTAAACGGTAAGAAAAAACAGGTTAGGACTGGTTTGATATTTCGCGGTACAAAAAACGGTAACGGACCCATGTATGCTTCAATTGCTAACGTTGAAAAGGAAATTTCAAATAGAAATGCTAAAACCAAGGCAAATGCACAGGCTAAACAAACAAAAGAACGTTTAGATAGAGAAGCTAAAGAAAGAAAAGAAAAGAAACAAGCAAATAGAAATGCTAAAAAGGAACAGAACAGGCTTAATAAAGAAGAAAAAGAGAAACAGGATAAAGAGGAAAAAGAAGCTAGAAAACAACTCGTAGTAACTTTATTACAACAAAATAGGTTCAAAACTATTAAAACGAATCCAGCCATTGTTAAAATAGCAGAAAGATATATCGAACAAAAACCATTTGCGGCTAAAAATATTGCGAACGTTGAGTCAAAAATAAAAAAGTTAGTTAATCTGGCACAAGAAGGTGACGAAAGAAAAAGACGTGAATCTCTCGCACAATATGCAAAGGCAAAAGGTTTAAATATTACTAACAAAAACGTCATTGACCTTATTAAAAATCCAACGTCATCAAATACAAATATTGACAAACTCATTGAAATGAGAAACCAAGAAAAAAAACAACGCGAAGCTGAAGTACAAGGTATTAGAAACGACGAGGAAAATACCATAAACACCAACGTAAACACAATACTCAAAAACTACGTTAATGGTAAATCAGAATACGCAAACATTAATAAGGTTAAGGAGGCCATTGAAAAGGTAAAAAAGAATAAGGGTTTAATCGCGGAACAAAAGGTAAAAAATAAAGAAAAGTTAGAACGTAAAGTTGAAACGTATAAAGGTTCGTATGGTAATACGTTCAATATCGATTCGAAACCCGTACTTAACGCGTTTAATAAAGGTACCATAAATTATAAAACGGCCGATAAAGAATTAAATAAACTCGTTAAGAAAAAATCCAATAATAACGCTAAGGATAAGGCAAACAAAAATAACGCTATCAACCTCGCTCGTAAACAAACAGGTGCAATTGCTTTAAGAAATACGTATAAAAATAAACTCAATGACCCTGCTATTCAAAAAATCATTTCGAACTTCGAAACTCGAAAAACAAAAGGATTTCTTAGTAAAACTATCAAATATAACACCATAAATAATGCTAACGCCGCAATCCGAAAAATACAACAAAATAAGGAAAATAAACAGGCGAAATTAAATAAAAAAGAAAAGAATAAACAAAATAAAATTAACAAAAAAGAATCTGAAAAACAAGCTAATGTACAAAAACGCCAAGAGTCTCGTAAAGAGTTTGAACAGTTTCTCAAAAACCAAACTAACCCAAGATTGAGTTACGAAAACATTATGAAAATACGAAGTATATCTTTACTACACAACCACGTCCATTTACGAGGTAAAAATGTAAGTGTAGCAAAGGAAGAAGCTAAGAAAATAATTGACGATAAAAAGAAAGAAATACTCAAATCCCCAAATAAAATTTCGTCTAAAAATACAGAAAATATTAACAATAAGGTTAAACGTATCAATCAAGAAGCAGAAAAAAGAAAACTCGCTAACTTAGAAGAAGCTAAGCAAAAACAGGCGAAGGCTCTTGCAAATGCAGCTAAAGCTGAAAAAGAAAAAAGAAATGCTAAAAAAAGAGAAAATGCGATATTAAAAGCCGCTAAGCAAAAACAGGCGAAGGCTCTTGCAAATGCAGCTAAAGCTGAAAAAGAAAGAAGAAATGCTAAGAAAAAACAGGCTAAGCTTAACGCTCGCAGAACTGAAAGTATCAGAAGAGAGATGTTAGTAGACTCGGAAAGAAAACGTCATTCAAAAAATTTACTTGCTAAAAATTTATCAAATATTAAAAAAAGACAAAATGCAATAATAGAAGATGCTAAGAAAAAAGCGGAGGGAAACTCATCGGCGTTCTTTGCGTTAGCAAATAAAGCAATGACAGATGATAAGGAAGCAAAAGCTGAAAAGGCAGCTGCAAATAGAAAAAATGCACTCGAGAAAAAGGAAGCTGCAAGAAAAAATGCACTCGAGAAAAAGGCCGCGGCACAAAATCGACAGTTACGCGCTTCGCTTACTAAAAAGGTTAAGTCGATACAAATGGACCAAAAAGTTAAAAATAAATTACTTAACCAACTCAAAAATTATAGTGTTCCAATTAAAAATGTCGCACCAAGTATTGAACAAACAATCAAATCTGAAAAGTTAAACGGTAATTTGAACGAAGCAGAAAATAGAAAGAAACGACAACAAGTTAAGAAACAAATCGCAAATTATATTTCTAAAAAGGTTCCTAATATGTCGAAAGCTGATCGTAAGAAATATATAGATCAAGCAAACCTTAAACAATGGAAAATGGGTATATTTACAGGAAGTCAGGGAATGAGTGCAAACCAGACGTTCGATAGAATTCGAAAAAATATAAACAAAAACGTAAATGCAAGAGAAAAGAGAAAAAAAGATGAAAAAGAACTAGCGAACCGTGAAAGAAAACGAGTTCAAGCAAAGTTAATAAACACAATGAGAAATAATAAACCTCCACCACCACAAAAAAATAAAAAAGCAAACCTTAAGAAGTTGGTTAACAAAACCATGAAAGGTCGTGCAGCTAAAAACGTAAATAGACTCAAAAAGAATATCAATGAGGGAATATCCGAAATGACAGTCAAGACACGACTCGCTCAATTAAACAAACAAACAAAATATCAAAAATAAATTAACATATATAAAAGAAATAGTCTAATCAATAATAAAACATGCACAGAGGTCTATCATCCGTGATGGTACACTACGCGCGCTCTATTAGTGATGAAAAGAAAGCAAAAACTATCGTTAAGGGAAACAAATCCGAGGAATATACCGGAAGTCGTGACGACATGCACGAAAAACTTTTGTATAAATGTGGTTTAAAACAAAAAAGTGTTTGGGACACAAATTCAAAATCATTTTATACGAAAGTGTATTATGCAGACGGATCGAGTTATAATCCAGTTCTATTTCATAAGGGTAAAATCAATAAGAACCCGTTTTTTAAAGATTAAGGAGTCGTCTCCATTTTTTTCGGTGGCCTTTCTATATCTTCATGTCTTATGATAATATCGTAATTAGTTCTGTGTATATTATCTGTCATGATTAATCTACCTTTATCTGTATCGTGTATTCTTATAGATAAATAATACCTATGTGAACATGGGTCTATCATAGCCGATGATAATCTCAAATTCCGGTTTATTGTACCGATTTTGAGTTTTTTATCACTCCAAAACTTTTTCGTTTCCTCGTCATTTTGTGGACCAGCATCCACAAGTCCAGTGCAAGGCCTCCCGTCGAAGTTGATTTTATCGCATGTGAGTTTTGCGTCACCTATAGAATCAAGACCACTTTCGTCGTCGTCCGAAGAATCAATGGCACGCTTTGCTAGCTCATATCCAGCTTCCGATTCTTCGTTCCAGTAACCAACAAACTTTAACAGGTCCACATCAACGTCTTGGCCCGCGTTGATCTTAGCATCCACCAACTCTTTTAATCGTAACTGTTTTTGCGGGTACGATTCGACAATTGGTCCTTTTTTTAGTTTTCGCTGAATAGCATTCTCAATTTTATTCATACGCTTTTCCATTAAATGACGAAAAAAGGGGTTCCATATGCTTTTTTTATTATCATATTTATCGTATTTTTCAGCACAAACACCCCTCATAATTATGTACTTTTCCAGATCTTTATCATCCGTCGAAAATATATCCTTTTGATATTGTAATAATTCACGTATTTTTTCTCTTTCATCTGTAGAACTCACCATTGAATTATCCGAACTAAAATAATCACGCGTATTGACGTCTTTAAATGCATATGGGTACACGTGAACAGTTTGAATTTTATTTTCCGTTTTATCCATGTCCATTGTTAACGTGTTTCCCATTACACCGATTCCACACCCGTTTACGTTGGTTGCTATACTCGTAACAGATATAGTAATAGGAAATCCCGTTAAATTAAAAAAAAGAACTGTTGTTGGTGTCGTATGTTTCATTTTAGATTTTCGTGTACGTTCTACTATTTTACAATTACTTAGTCTAATTATAGGGTTCCAAACTACGAATTTGGGAATACAAAACCATTTATACCGAATACGCGTGGGTGAACGCGAATAATCCTTTAAAAATTCTCTTATTATTCTTGAACAGTTTTCGTATTTCGGAGTATCATTCTCTGGATTCATTATTTATATATGTTACTATTTTACTGACGAATTTGAAAACCAACAAGGTGAAGTAACCATCAAGTGTTTTGGAAGTGAAATTGATTATTAACAACTTTCTTTTTTCATCCATTTTTCAAGGCCACTTTGATTGACGTGTTTATCCTTGAAAACGATATCACAATTTGAATGGTGTAATATTTCCTCCATGATTGGTTCGTCCTCTCTACCATTTTCGTGTAAACTATATACGGTTAAATAATACGTATATGTACATGGATCTATTAATGCACTAGATGCTCTCAAACACGCCGAAACTTTCACGGTTGTATCATGATCATCATTGAACATTAATCTTTGAAACCACCGTTTCTTTTTGAATTTATTAAGGTAACCATTTTCAGATAATTTAGGTTCTATTATACACTTTTGCTTCTTATTTTCAGAAGGGTCAACGCTCATACTTATACTATTTCCCATTGCACCTATACCACAACCTGTCATTTTTGTGCATCTACCCTCGACAATAACTTTTATTCTTTTATCTGACATATTCACAAACAAAATACTTGTTGGTGTTACATGTCTTATCTTAGAACGTATACTCCTTCTTATTAAATTACACTTACCCAATCTAATAAGTTTGGGAAATCTAGGTATTATACCTAAACACCCGTTTTTTAACGAAAAGTATGGAAACTTTGCGTTATAATATTCCTTCAGAAATTCCTGTATATGTGGTTCGTACTCCGAGTCGTTAAATTTACGCAAGATCATATTACTTATATATATAAGTGAAAAAAAGTTAAAGAAAAAAATCGTTATTTTATTTAAGTATGGACACATGTTGTTCTGTGTGTTGCGAAAAGTTTAACAAAACGACGCGTAAAAAGGTAACGTGTCCATTTTGTGACTACGAATCGTGTAAAACATGTACACAGAAATATTTAATTTCATCTACAGACAATCCACATTGTATGAATTGTAAACATGAACTAAATAGATCTTTTATAGATTCATTTTGTACAAAAAGATTCCGAAATGTTGAATACAAAAAACATAGGGAAAATATACTTTTCGAAAAAGAATTAGCAAAAATGCCAGAAACGCAACCAAAAGTTGAGCGTATTCTAAGAATGCGTGAAATAAGAACTGAGTATCATGAATTAATGAGATATTTGAAAAATATAAGATTAGAAAAGCGAGATGCAATCATAATGAATTACCCAACAATCGCATACCAGGAAATTGAATTAGAATTACATGCTAAAATAGATAATTTAGTTTCTGAAATGAATACTTTGCGTTCAGAATACGACGAACCCCATGATATATCAGAAAGAAGATTTGTTAGAGTATGCCCTTCCGAAGAGTGTAGAGGTTTTATAGATGAAAATTGGAAATGTGGGTTATGTAAACAACAATTTTGTAAACATTGTATCGAAAAAATTGAAGAAAATCATGTATGTAACCCGAAGACTGTAGAAACAATTACACTAATTAACAAAGATACGAAACCGTGTCCAAAATGTGGAATTATGATACATAAAATAGATGGTTGTGCACAAATGTGGTGTACGAGTTGTAACACGGCATTCGATTGGAGGAGTGGTAAAATAGAAACGGGACGAATACATAATCCTCACTTTTTTGAGTTCCAAAAAAGATCACGTGAACACGCAGATATACCGTGTGGAGGTAGACCGTCGTTTATAGAATTAAATGAACAAAATGCACCCAATGAATTATTAGACATATCAGTAGTACTTAGAAAAATTGATAGAGATATAATGTATAAATACGGAAACATATACGACGATGATAATACCCATTTACGTATATCGTACATGTTAAAAAATATTACTAAAGAAGAATTTAAAATTGAATTACAAAAACGCGATAAATTAAAAGATAAAATACAAGATATACGCGATATATTAGAAATGTTTACAAACGCTGTCGGTGATTTTTTGCGACAGTGGATTATAAATAAGACAGATATTTTAGAAAATATATTCGAATTAGTCGAATACTCAAATGATATAATACAAGATATAAGAAAAAGATATAATTCTTCCACACCCAATTTTATATACTTCCCTAGAACCCCAGTGAGAGTAGAAGTATAAAAAAATATTAAAAAAATGGAACCATCTCTTCCACACCCTTCGGTAAAAAAACATTTACAGCAAGGTGTTGATTTTTCAAACGAAATTCTTAATGCTATAGAAGAAATTACACAAAAATATAACGTACACGTTAGTCAGTCAGTAGAAATGGGTTACTTTTATAAATTAGATAAGTCCATGACATATGCATGTAGAAATTTAGTTGAATATAAATCACGGCATAAAAAACTTTTAAAAAAGTACGAACATTCGTACCCTAAGTGATATTAAATTGTAATAATAAATGAAATTTGAAAATGGATAAAACTAAACTTCAAAATATACTCGCATTAGTCGATAAAAACAACGCTGCGTTTCCAGAGAATGACTACTTAGATATATGCAAATCCTTGATGGATGTATATGACGAAGAAACCATACCTGAAAACCATGTAGTTATACCCTTAGAAGACAAAAAGGATAATTTTTACCCAACAATGTTCCGAATGTATGGATCAGAAGATCTTTTTGCATCAATGGACCTTATTAACACCAGAAGTAAAGATTTATTAGATAAATCTCAAAAAATGAAAGAAAATCAAAAAGAGATTTCACGGTACCCATTAAAACGTATAACCAGTCGTATACAAAAAGCAGTCCGGATTCAACTTTGTGAAAAACATTTTATTTTTTACGACTATGATGATATCCCATCGATAAACAAAATCAACCTTGTTTCGGGAGAATCGTACGATATTAAATTTGAGTGTGAAAATTACATGTCGAATTGGAATGAAGAAGCAGAAGATTATATTAGAAGATCTAAACAATTAGAATCTATTTTTCAAGTTAAACTTTTTACGATCAAAAAATATACTAAATTTTTGATCGAAAGGATAAAATCGATTGAAAAAAACAAAAAATGCACGTACCCCGTAAAATTAAACGGATTAAATTTGTAATAATTAATGAAAATATATACCTAAGTCAAACATAAAATATACTTTTTTAAAAATTAAAAAATGTTGAAATCTATTTGGAAATTGTGCGAAAACGGTGAACTCGATGAATTAAAAAAACGTCGTAACGAAATCGATGAAATAATCGAAGACATCCCGAACGACGGTGATGATATGAGAGAAGATGAAGACGATTTAAGTTTTGCAGTAGCATTCTGTAAAAATCACGATACGGGTTTAGAAACATTTAAGTATTTATACGAAGAGTGTGGTTACCCTAGACATTGTGTACATTACGCTATGGTCGGTGCAACCGCATCAAGAAATGCAAAACTTATCAATTACATATATAATGACATCGATGAACACGAAAAAGCAAATTTTATAGGTGATCTAGAGGATGAACTTGTGATGACGGACCACCCTAATCCAGATATATTCATGAAATATGCTTTATTCGAGTTAAATAAAGTTTAAATATTTAAAGTTTTAATACATAATAAAAGTAAACCAATATGAAACCACAGCCATTTGTAAACAAATATATTCGTTCGACTATACCTAATAATATTAGCGCACAACACTTAGCTGTTACAATTACTTACAGGGGTAAGAAAAAGGAAACACCTATAGTAAGTATGGACATATATGCTTCACCAATTCTCTCGTATAACTATAATCTCGAATACGAATGTTCGAGTGAATTATTACCACAAAAAAGTCAAGATGGGTATATTCACCCAATATCCCTTTTTAATTTAAGTGGTGATAGTGGATTTTGGGGAAATGATGGATTACATAATGCTATAGTCAATAAAGAATACATTTTCTACGATGATAAAGTTTGGTCGTACAGCTCATATTATGAGACTATTGCTGATTTTATAGAAGATTTACGAGATATTTATAAATGGAATGGGGTCATTGATAGCGATTGTGGTTTTTTTAGTCCATCCTTAGAGGGATATATAAGAATCAAAACCGAAACCGAAATTGTATCGGAGAAGATCATGGAACTCGTTGACAAAAATTCAAGTACCATACCCGAAGGTGATTACTTAAAAATTTGCGAAAACTTAAAAAAAATTAGGGAAAATTAGGGAAAAAATCAGTGTTTTAAAACCCAAAATGCTCTTAAAAAAAATCGAAAAAAAGCCTAATAAGGTCGAATAAATGGGTAAATAAAATGAAAATTCTTGATTTTGAAAAAAATGAAAAAATAATTTTTGATAAATTGAAAAAAAATAATTTTATTTACCCATTTATTCGACCTTATTAGGCCCTTTTTTTTGGTATTTTATTATCACTATCATGAGATCACTATTTTTATATCGATTTTCATTTTCACACGCGTTAGTATATACTTTATAAACATGTCAATAAGGCCTAATAAATGGGTAAATAAATTTAAAGAAATAGAGTAATAATATATAAATGACCATGGTTTTGGAATATCCACCAGTTTGTCTTTATATTTTAGAAAGTGAATCGACTAAAACATTTTACGCGTCACATGTATGTTTGAAATATAAAATATATAGAGAAGGTCATTTAAAATTAACATCGAATACTAAAAGGTTTTTAGATAGGTATCCGGAAATGATACATGTACAAAATGTAAATGGTGTGTCATGGGGTATAAACACATTTTATTCGGATATCATTAATAAGTCAAAAACTGATGAAAAAATAAATGATCTATTGAAATCTAAATATAAAAGAGTTATAGGATTTTTATTTAACTGTAAAGGTTACGCTTTCCGTGGAATGGAGGGGTATGGAATACAAAAAATATATGATACCAAAATGGAAGATATTCATAAAATAATTTACGAGATCAAAGAATTGTATAAAGTTGGATGTATGGATTGGGAATGCTTTGAAGAGGAAATACAAAAAACGATTTTTAATAGAACATTTTCGGAAACGTATACTAATAAAAGATGGACTTATTTGAAAAGAAAGGAAACTTATGAATGTATAAACAAACGTAATTTAGGTAAGACTGAACAACAAAAAAATAAGACTCATTATGAAAAGAAAAAAGAGAATCAAAAATTTGTATACACTTTAAACCGTAAACAATGTCTTAGGAACATTAAAAAAAATAATAGTCGACCGTCTCAAAAAACTATAGATAAGTATGAACTTACCGAAAGTGAGATAAACCTTAGTGGTTGTGTAAATAAATATAAAAATTAGAACATATAAAAAATATAATAATGTTATCTGAAAACGAAAAGGTATTTAACAGACTTAAAACGTACCTCAAAGATAAGGGACAAGAGATAACCAATGAATGGTATGTAAAGATCGAAACTCGGAAATCGGGTAAATCTGAAGGTGTGGCCGACAATTACTACTTTTCACCGAATGGTATACGTTTCCGATCAATGATCGAAGTTTATAGATTTTTAACAACGGGTGATAAATTTGAACGCGACGAAGAAACAAAGTGTTTGAAAATTACCGAAGATAACACTGATGCAATAATGGATGATTTATGTGAACTTATATCAGATTGGTACATAAACGATGATATTGTAAATTTACGTGATGTTAATTCGTGTATGTTTAAGGTAGAGAGGAAAAAATGTGTAAATTTCATAGATGGGAAGTTGCAGAAGAATAAAATTCAAATCATCGACGAAAAAAATAGGGTTACGTTCCCCAAAAATACCAACCCCAAAAATATTTTACATTACTCAAAAGCTAACGCTGCTAATTTGGTACACACTTTTTTCAAAACTGAACCAATGTGTTTAAAGTGTGGTTGTGATAAAAAATGTAACGGTAAGAAGTTAACACGAGCGCATACAATAAAGGATAGACCTGAAATACTCAAAATAGCTATATCAGAATCATACATGGATGATGGTTATCATTCTGATATTTTCCTTAGAAAATTTATAGAATTACACAAAATCTACCCGATAGCTACTTTATGTGAAGAATGTCATCGTGAATTCGATAATAATAGAAAATTGTAATTAAAAGAATACATTGTATTATAGAACATATAATGTATTGTTGTAATAAACGTAAACTCTCTGTAACTGATGAATCCGTACCCGTTTTTAGTCTCGATAAGTACGAAGGGTACGCCAAAGTAACGGACGTCTACGACGGTGATACGTTTAAGGCGTGTATTGTACTTCACAATCGCGTTTTGAAATTTACTTTCCGAACTGTCGGGTACGATGCACCCGAAATGAAACCACCGAAAGATATGAAAAATAGGGATAAACATATTTCCATGGCGAAACGCGCGAAGTACACGTTCGCGAGTTTTTTGGGGTATAATGAAAAATCTAAAGGTGTTCCTTGGAACCCGTTCAAGTGTAAATTTAAGGTAAACGGGTGGGTATGGGTTTCGTGTAAGAAAAACGATAAGTACGGACGAACGCTCGTTTTCGTATACAAAAATAGAAGAGATATGGTTTCGATTAACAAGAAAATGATAGATTCGGGGTTCGTGAACGTGTACGATGGTGGGACTAAAAAGGAATTTGTAATTAAAGAATAAACAATTAAACTCTATATAATAATGGTAAATTATATTTTAACTGGGAATCTTAATGTCAATGGAAATGTGTTAATTACAGGGACTGTATACGATATTAAAAGTCTCAGTACTTTGGTAAAAAAATTAGAAGAAGGGGGTTATAAAGATATGATGGAATTAACTGATAATGAAAGAACAATTGATTGTAATTTGGAAGTTAATGGAAATCTTATATTGGTAACATTTGATTGTTCGATAAAATCTGAATTAAATGCGTCTGGAACAATGACAATGCTTAATACAGAAGTTTTGGAATAATAACACAGAGTAATCTTCGACACATAATATGACTGTTTTATAATTAAAGAATAAACAACTAAACTCTATATAACAATGACTACTACTTACGACCAACCCCCGTGTGAATTCAGATACAAAATCGACTCGTGTTCGAAAGTTGTCGATGGTGATACCGTCGACGTTCTTATCGATTTGGGGTTCGACGTACTCATTCGCCAACGCGTACGATTGCTCGGTATCGATACCGAGGAATCGCGAACGTCCGATAAGATCGAAAAGATTTACGGTAAACACGCGAAGAAACAGATTCTTAAGTGGGTCACAAAAGCGGTCGAATCCGATAAGGACGATTGTGAGATTGAATTGAGATGTCCCGAACGCGACTCGGTAGGTAAGTACGGACGCGCGCTTGGTGAATTGTGGGTTTTGGAAGATAATAACTGGACGAATGTGAACAAATGGATGTGTGAAAATGCCTACGCCGTTCCGTATATCGGTCAGAATAAGAACGATGTTCGAGATCACCACATGTTACACCGAAAATTGTTAGCCGAACGCGGCGAACTTGTTATCGACGAAGATGGAACCTTTTTAACATCTAAGTAAAAACTAATTAATCTTTTACTCGTTTAAATTTACTAAAAAAACTTTTTTTCCCACCTTGGGACTTTCGAAGATTTATACCGTTACCACACCCTCGACCTAAAAAGCGGAGTTGTTGTCTTCGAAATTCCTTATCGACATTTTGTCTTATTTCACTTACTGTTTTTTGACCAAGTTGGTCCATGAATGATTTTTTGTTCAACCCGTTACATATTTTATTTTTAGAGTTTATGTAATCTTCTAAACTTTTACGATTTCTTTCTGTGTTATTATTTATTACCATTTATATACATGGAGATTTTAAATTATTTTCTCAGTTCATGTAAATGAATAATAATATTAAATTTATAAATAAAGCTAAGGAGTTAGAAAAACGTTACAAAACTAGACTCACGACGCCATTGACTAAAAATAACGTTATTGAATTTCATAATTCACAATTATTTAAAAATAATATTAAACTTAGAAATAGGTATAATGTATTAGAAAAACGTATTAAGTTTATAAAAGAAACTATAAATAAAATCAATAATGAAAAAAAGGAATTACAAAAGGCTTTAAAAAATGCAGAAACAAATTTAAAAAATCATAATGCGGCACTGCGTTTCAGAAAAAACATTTTTAACGTTCCTTCATCAGCGTTAGAGACGAGGAGGGAAAAGGCTAGGGAAAGAAGGAAGACCATGACTGAAGAACAGAAGTCTAGAAATAAAAAACATAAACATGAATCGTATCTTAGAAAGAAAAGGAGGAAGGAATTAGCTAAAACTAATTAATTATATTTCACATACGGAACATGTTCTATATAATTAAGTTTAAGGCATTATATTTTTTAAATCTTTTTTAGCCTTATTAAGCTTCAATCGATATGGTCGTTTATTTCTATTAAAAATTGCTTTTCTGTTTTTAATATTTGCATTTGATGCCCCATTTTTTTTCATTGCATTGATAGCCTTTTTCTCCTTATTGTCTAGAATACTTATATTCCCTTCATACTTGAATATCTCGCGTTTTAAATAATCAATTTTCCACTTGTTTTCTTGGGTTAATTTTCTTGATTTATTTTCTACAGTTTTAAATTTATTTAAAAGTCTTTCTGGTTGAACAAGATTTTTGCGTTCATTAAGATATTTGTATAAAGCATTTGAATTTTGAATTCTACTATGAGTTAAATTGTTCGCCAAGAGTACCCATATTTTTTCAGTTAGAGGATCTATTTTTTCAATCTTATTTCTGTATAGGTCTTTAAAGGTTTTTTTAATATATTTTTTATGGTTTTCTTTTTCGCGGTTTGACATGATACCCTTACGTTTATTGTGTAAAGCGATTAGTCTTTTCCTTTGTTTTAAGTTGTTTAGTCCGATTTGAGTTCTTTTAGTAAGTTTTGATCGTTCTTTTTTTAATTTTTTAATATTCCACGTATTAGTATTACTCATTAATATAAATGAATATTTTAATTATATCTCACATACGGAACATGTTCTATATAATTAAAGTGTTTCGATATAAACCGGGTGTTCGGTTTTTAGTATAGATAAACCTACACGTAAAAGGTTTTTAACTAAACGCGATTTTACGATGATCGTTGTATACTCTATATACTTTCCCGACTCGTGTCTGTGTTTGTCGAGAACATCTTTTATGGAAAGTAGTCGTGTTAACGATACTTTTTTACACTGTGTTGTGTCTAGTAAAATATAAGCATTTTTGTTCCGTGCAAATACGTCACAAAAAAACGAATCCATATCACTCGGTGATGTAGTATCTGTTATTCTAAACTTGAAGGTATCTTTCATAGTATGGTATACACTGTAATCATTAAGTAATTTGTTTAACTGTTTCGTACCCTAAAAGTAACAGGTACTGTGGTGTGACGAGTAGTAAGTTTACGACATTATTTGTAAATTCACCGTATAATTCCATTTGGTATATAGTATTTGACATTAAGTAAAAGTAAAGGGATAATATGTAATGTATTTTATTTATACTATACAAACTAATTGTAGATGCAAATATTCCTATATATCCACACGCGTTTATCTTCATGAGATCTTCATTGTTCTTCAAAGGTTCGCTTTTACGTATGAGTGAAATAGAAAGTACGTGAAATAGTATATTTAGAAAACTTACTTTATGTTCTTGTGCATAGAAAAGTACAGATAATCCTACATGTGTAAAACTTTTATACCTTTTGTATATTAATTGACTTTTATACGTATTCGCACTATATGCGTTATGAATATGGTACGAAAATTTAAATGGACAGTGAATTATCCAAGCAATTGACGCATAACTTACAGGGAAAAAGGAGGAAACTATAACAGGTAGAAGGGACGTTGTTGCCGATAACAATTCCATACCACGTGTATAAATCATTTTATGATATATACACGTCGTATCTTTAAATCTATGATACTAATATATGTGGATGTTATTGTGTAGACCAATAGTTATACCTATAAAAAATGCAGATGATACCATGGTGAGTACTGACATGTGTAGAATAGTAACTGTATCTCCTACAAATGATTCAAGTAGGTATGTTATAGACATAGTTGAAGATGCACCCGAAATAAAAATAACACCCCCAGACTATTCCAATAAATAATTTTATTGACAGTAAACGATTCGGCGTAGGTGATTAATGTGCATTTCTCTAATAAGCTGTGGGTTCCTATAAAACCGAACGTTTGAAAACCGTTCTTCTGCTAAGAGTGGGAATTTAAAATCGCTCGGTAACCCAAAAAGTAAACGTATAACCGATTTACCCGGATCCCTGATATCGCGGTAATATTTTATACCCCTTTTATTCGCTTCCCGTTTCTTCTTGTTACACGATTGACATAATGCTTGAAAATCGGAAACCTGTAACTGATCATGAGGAATATCTGGATAATCATCGTCTACGTGATCACACTCAATTTCACGGTCCTCATCGCATATGAGACACCGTACCCCTTTATAACACACGCGATCGCGTATCCAATTGGGTATGGTTCTGGGTTTTGGGGGTATATTACGTCCCCAAATAAATAAACCAAGGACTTCTCCTTTTTCTGGTTTTTTTAAATTAGTATACGAACCTTCTAAACTTTCAAATTTAGTTTCATCTTCACACGTGGTATTTTTATGTTTAGGTTTACGATTTGTAGTGTATACGACCGAAACTCTATAATTTTTTTCGAACGTGGTTCTCCATGCACCTCCATTATTCGTGATGTCAACGAGACCTAACTCAATAAGGCGATCCATATGAATGAACGGTTTTGTAAACGCAAGCGTTTCAACGATAACTTTAGAAATAATTTCTTGGTATCCCATTATAATTATTTAATTAAATAATTGTTTAAGTAGGTTTAACTTGGGTTATAAATTTGTCGTAATACTCTTTCGAAATTTCACACCCGGAAAAGTTACGTTCCGTATTCACACACGCCATTGCCGTTGTTCCACCACCAAGAAATGTATCTACGACGAGATCACCTTTATTTGAGTGTTTCTCTATGAGTGATTGAAATAGATTGACGTTTTTTTGTGTCGGATGAAATCTATTCTTACCACCTTGGATTGGGAAAGTGTATATACCGTTATCGTATTCGCTATTAAACGTCGGTTTACCTTTCTTAACACCGAGTAAAGCGATTTCGCGACAGTTTGTTAGGTAATTCCTACTCGAGTTTATAGGTTGTGGATTTTTTTTAATCCATTCTATGAACCTAATTTGTTTAAACTTGTTTTTTTCCATGAGTTCTTTGAGATATGATATTTTCCATAAATCAAAGAATATTATACACGTACCACCGTCGCGAAGTTTTTGGTAATACAGTTTTATAAACTCGTCGAGAGTATCCATTGTAAAGTTTTCGTCCCATTCACCGTAATTTGTCTTAACACTATATTTGGTACCGTATATGGTACCGTATTTCATGTAATTTTCCTTAGCGTTTGGTGTTGTTTTAGCGGCGGCGTTTTCTTCGACATATTTTAACCATTCAGACTCGGTTTTTTCGAGATTTTTACCCGATTCTATAGCGTTATGTAACGCGTTCATACCCGTTTCGTGTGAAATAATATACGGTGGGTCCGTGAGTATAAGATCGACCGACCCATTATCGACCCGCTTTAAAAAATCGCGACCTTCACAGTTCTCTATATTCATATAACTTAGTTAAAAGTGAAGCTTTTAACTAACTTACTAATGATACGCGACTATGCGGAACATGTATACAAAGTACTTGGTCCCGGTTATAGTGAGCGCGTGTATCACAA